GTTTCCCAGTCACGATCGGGTGGGCTGGATGGAACGATAACGTGTCCGCTTTTTTCTTCAATCATTTGTTTCTCCAATTATTATTTTTATTGTTTTGAGCTTTATAATTATAGTGATTTTCAGTTGAAAATCAAGGGTTTTATTTATTATTAGGAGAGCATTTATTATATCTACGTACATCCGTTTTCACGTGATTGCGTACTTTAGTTAAGTAAAAATGCTCACCAACGACAGATTTTAGGCCATTTAAGCCTGTGTAATATGCCGTTACTGCTTCATCCCAAGAGTCTGTATATCGAACCATTAATTTAAAGTTTAAAGTACCTAGTTCAATGTTTCGACGATGGTTTGTTAACAATACAGCAATTATTTCTTCATCTGCTACTGATTTATATTTTCGACCAGGAAAGTCTTTTTTAAATTCTTCAGGATATTTGTAATAGACGAAACGTGCAGCAACAGTTTTCATCTGCATTACGCCATATGCACGTTTACCTACAGGTGCCACTCGGTTACCAACGATGTCATACAAACCAGCAATGGATTCGGCAATCAAAATGGCTTGGATTGTTTCAGGATAACCATGAACTTTACCCACTTCGTAAGCAACGTCTAATAGTTTTGATTGATCAGCGTTGAAACGATGTGAGCAATAAGCTCGTGGTGTTATTTGTTCAACAGAAATAGGTTCCACTTTTGGATTTACTTTTACTTCTACTTCTTGAACGATGGGAGTAGGAGCTTGAACAACAACTTCCTGTTTGTTATCAATACGGTTTACAACGAATGGAGAGGCTACTAGACATAGGCCTAGTGCCGCTAATGCATACTTGTGTTTCATTTTCGCTCCTGAATATAATAGAATTATATTATACTATATTCAGAAACGGAAATCAACTAATAGATTCAAACCAAGTAGTGAAATCACCTGGATATAAGATTGGATCATAAATGAAAGGTAATTGAGTAGCTATGTGAAATTTAGCCATAAACAAGTCACCTGCTACTACTGGGCGAACTTGATTTAAGAAATGAGGGCCGCTAGGATACATAATTAAAGTACCACGTTCTGCTTGAAAACCAAATTGATGTTGTGGATATTCAAGTTTACCGCCATATACTTCATATTCCGTTTCAAAAGGAATTTTATTATTGTAATCACTTAGGAAGATAATTCCAGTAAGATCTCGGTCTTTATTTTTGACCCAATTCTTATTACTGTTATATGTTGCATTTTCGCAAGTGAATTCATTCTCACCTTCAAAGTCTTCAGGATACCACTTAAATTCAACTGGCTTCATACCTCTGTATTCAACATTATAATGTTGTTCAATTTGAGGCATAGCACCTTGAACGTAATCATAAATCACCTTTTCCAACACATCATTTGATTTAATTGTCAATTGTGGATTCTGATCTTTATCCAAATCAGGTTCAATCATATCCAACATATCAACCATTTGTTCACACAGCAAAGGTGATATGAAGTCTTGAACTATGTAAAATGGTGAATTTGGATTAACCATTTGGAGTTTCCTCAGTGGCTTGGTCGTCTTGTAAAGGGTCAATTAAGAAGTCACCAGCTTGTAAAAAAGACTTACCTAATAAGATTTGGTGTGGCATTTCACTACGATCATTTAAGTTGAAGTCTACACCGTTTAATGTTCCTTGATCTGTTACAACTTGCAATTTAACGATAGGACGTTTATCTAAACCATGATCGGCAGTTTGAATGTCAACTGAACCTGCACAGTTCATAGTGATACGTTTACCATCAAATACGAATGATACGCTACCTGCTTCTTCGTTGAATTTAATATCTTCTGCATGTAAGCAAGACATTTCCGCACCAGTATCAACTTTTGCTTCAGCATTCTGAGTGTTTAATTCAGGGAATGAAATGGTGATCGTATTACCGATAATTGGTCGATTGTCATTTTCTAAAGTTAGGGTAATTTTTACATCGTGTTCTTCTGAAACTATTGCGTAATCAGAAATTAACCACCCATCTAAATAAAACTCACCAACAGATTCATCCAATTGCTCAGATGAAATGTATTCTTTAAATTGTTCTATAGTCTTAAAGTTCTGCATTTGCTTTTTCCACTACATCGCCTTTGGCGTCCATAAAATCACTAATTTGTTGCAGTAATGGAGCAACATAATCGTCAATTTTCTTTTTGTAGACGAGAGGCATCATTCCCTTCTCGACTGTTATAATGACCACAATATCTTCAATCAATTCACCATATCGGTAAAAGTACATTAATGCATAAGCAGTACATTGAATGAAATAATCTTCGATCATATCTTCTGTTTTGTTGTTATTGGATGTTTTAAAGTCAATAATGGACGGAACACCCTTATAATCTGCAACTAAATCCACACGTCCTGCAGCTCCGATCTTTTCATCCCAAAGTGCAATTTCCTGCGCTCGTATGTTACTTACTTTATTATTTAGTGCTAATTTGATTTGATTGAATAGTTTCACATATTCACGTGGTTGATCAGCAATAACCTCTTCAATTGGTTGATTCTTCAAATAATTTTCACACATTAAATGAACTGCGGTGCCACGTGCGGCGCAACGTTCTGTTTCTTTTTGTGCTTTTTTATCACCCAACATATTACGCCAATTATCCAACCATGGCTTATCTTTTGAGCTTAGAATTGTTGTTACTGATGGTAGGTAAACACCTTCTGGTGTTTGATAGAAACGTAGACCTCTAAATGATTTTACTTCTAGGTCTATAAATTCTGGTGTATCTTCTTTATAATCGAACATTAACTAACCTTATCGTTTGTGTTAATACCAGGATTTAATTGATGCTTTACGATCTCCTGTCTTTAACGTGTATTTAGCTAAATTAATTTTGGCCTCTTCTTTAGTATCGTATTGACCGACAGCTTGGAAGTCTTTGTTAACTACAAAAAACTTTTCTTTTGGTTCTTCTAGAGGCAATCCTGTGATCTCGTCAATACCTTCTTGACGATCTTTTGAAACTTGTTTCTTTCGTTCCTTTGTTGGAAACTTAACAATGTTTTCAAGAAGAGGACGGACTTTCATTACTGAACGCCCGCTTGTTTCAAACTCTTTTGTTGCATTAACGCAGCGATTTGTTTTTGAAGTTGAGCAATTTTCTTATCAATTGGATCTTCACTTCGTTCCATATCTAAGATTTCTTGTTCACGCTTCTTAACACGATCTTGATCACTCATTCTAGCATTTTGAATGCGTTCGTCTTTATCGGCTTCTAAATTACCTAACTCGACACGAGCTTGCTGAGTAGCATTTAGTTCATTCAATATGTTTGAAATTTTCATAGTAACCTTTATCGTTCCACTGCGTGACGTAAACGATGAAATGCATGTTGATACATGTCATTTAGTTCACGTATTTGTTTTTCCAGATCAGCAACTTTCTTACTGTTCTTATTGGCTCTTGCTGCTGCTAATTCAATTTCAAGGTCATTTCTCGATGAGGTTATCTGATCCAGAGTAACCCCATGATACTTAACTGTCCCTTCGTTGATTTGCATCAACTCTTTTAAAAAGTCCATTACTGGTCTTTCTTAGCTTCAATCTCAGCAAACTTGGCGAAGGTTAGGTTTTTCAAATCACCATCTTCAACTTGTTCACCGTAGTAACGCATCTTAGCCAAAGTTTCACGTTTAGCGCGAAGTTTACCTTTTGCTTTCTCGATGCTCATACCAGAATCACCTTTAGTGGTATCTTTAACTTGATCGCGTTTTACTTGTTGATCAACTACAGAACCTTTGGTGTGGTCATTTTGTTCGAAGCTGTCACCTTTAGCTTTAGCCATTGACATACCACGTTGGGAACCGTCATCTTTTTTCTGTTTGTAATCAACAGAAGATGCGTGTTCTTCGTCTTCAGCTTTTGTTTGCTTGTTTTTGTGGCGATATTTGTTTAGACGCGCTTGGGTATTTTCGTGTTCTTTTTTCTTACGTTCACGTTCTTCCCAATCTTCCATGTCCATTACTTCTTCTTCTTCTGGGGTGGCGTATCGGTACTTCATGCTTTCTCCTAAATTGTTATTGTTTTTAAGCTCGTGGCGATATTTGATTAATTTTTCACGCGTGTCGTCAGTTTTCTTTTCTTCCTGCTTACGCTTATTGTATTCTTCCATATCAAGAATTTCTTCTTCTTGGGCAGCTCTATATTCTGCAGCACGTAGAGATTCACGTGCTAGGTCAGCTTCAGCTTGTGCTTTACGTGCTTCTGCTTCTGCAGTTTTAGCTTCAGAATCTGCTTTCATCATATCGATTACTTTGTCTAATGCAGAGTATGCGTCAGATTCATCCTCACCTTCAAAATCAGCAAGACTATCATCCAAGTTTTCTTCAGCGTCCATTTCAAGGTCTTCACCTTCTCCGCCTTCCAAATCCAATTCTTCATCGGTGGCTAGATCAGCATCAATTCCACCATCATCTTGAACTTCTTGTTCAACTTCTTCATCTTCAGGGATTGTACCTTGACCCCAGTCAACGTCTACAATATCAAAACTTTTTCTTAATTCATATAACACTTCAGGAATTTCTTTTTTCATTCCTTCTTCGTCGTCATATAAAGTACGTGATAGAACACGTTCAAAATCATCTGCTTGATCAGCTTGTACAAAGACCTTTACGATTGAACCGTCTTCGTTTTCTAATGCAAAACCTTTAGTGTTGTCGCGATCGTTAGATGCTTTTTCAGCAGCCTTAACCTTAGACATCACATCGTTTTCATCGTTTTCATGTGATTGTTCGAATAATGAACGAATAAAATCCATGTGGTTAATCCTTTGTGTTCCAATTGTTCTTATGTGAATACTTAATTTTCTTCACTTTTTTTGGGTTCACGATACGAGAACGATCAATCGGACCTCCGAATAATCTTCCTCGGAAACCACCTATGGCACTACCGGAAACAGCTCCAACAGCAACATTTTCTTTTAGTATTTCGTTCAATTTCATTGTATTTACCCTCTATCCTATATTTATGGAACAGAGTGAATACTTTTCAATTGTTTGGCAAAAACAGCGGCAAATTGTTCTTTTTGGTTAGTTGCAGCACGACAATCAACGTACATGTTTGCTAATTCCATAGTAACATCAGCAAAATACATTAGTGTTCTTTGATGTACTGCATCAGTATAAGACACGGTTTTACCACTCGGTAACTCAGTAGTAATATTCTGATACTCTCTCAAATAATGCTTTCTTAATTGATCCAAGTCACCCATGTAATCAAAAATGTGATCAGCAAAATCACATTGATTCAATCCACTATACGCATTCTCGACAGTTTCCCATAACGTGTCACCTTTGTGTGATTTCAGATATTTGGTGATTTTTAAATAGTCACCCAATTCTGATTGACCATGATCCTCAGCCATGGATTGTAACATATTACCAAACACATCACCATCATAATTCAACATACTTTCACTTTTTCGACCAACGTGAGATGTTGCTTTAATGTTATTTCGTACTGAAAAGTTAAATTTATTCAGTGCAGTGAACACATCTTTATCAACAATCTTAAATTGTTCATTTGTTGATTTGTCCATGATTACCATTCCTTCAATGCCGATATCTTCAGACTCACACACTTCTACAGTTCGCAGTGATGGCTTATACTGACGCATTGTTTTAAGGAAGCAATCTTTAAATTCCTTCTTGTACCAATCGATTCTCATGTTTACTGATTCACGAAGTTTCTTCATTTGTGGACGACCTTCGTGTGGGATTGTATTTAACTTAACGTTGAGAATATCTCGATTGGTCATAATGTTAAGTTCTTTATTTGCTTCCATTAAATAACGTGAAAGCTTCACACTTGTTTCGTGTAGCTTCTTAAGGTCGAAATCATTTGGATTAATGTGTGACGTTTTAGAAATGTTCCAAGGAGTGTTTTTTATAGTTGTGTTTACTGCTTTACCATCTTCAGTAATGAACTCGTTGCACTGTGAATTGAATTTCCAACCAACGTGTTCATCCAGATTTTCCATAATGGAAGCTGGTGGCATTTCTTGTTTATCGCCAGGTAATGCACGTAGTACAGCTATATGGTTTTCACCATATACGATAGCGTTTGGTTGTCGTCCATACATGATTTCACATTCAATTTGGAAACCATTACCAATTGCATGTTTGAGCGTGGGGTGTGATTGGAGTGCATCATGAGCGTGTATAAAGCATGCATTTGCTGCTGTATTATCATATTCGTGGATAGAATAATAACGTTGATCGCCTTTTGCTTCACGACTAGTATAGAACTTACCGAGGTTGTCATAACCTACAATTAAGTTGTTTCCGTCTAATTTTTCAGTAATTGTAATATCATCGTGGTTGTGGATAATATCGTGTACAACAGCTAATATTTTATCTGGGTGAAGACTTTCAAAATGTGGTATACTGCCAGTTAATTTGAATACACCTTGATTGGTAACTGTGGTGTCTTTGTTAAATTCTGAAAATGTTTGTGTCATAGTGTTCTCCTCACTATATTTATTCCATAAAGAAAAACCCCATTATACTTTATACAATGGGGTTTTCAACGCTTATTTTAAACCAGATTATTCATCAAACGTAATTTTGGATGTCATCAACTTTCGCCACTTTGGGTTAAGCTCAACATTAAATGATTGTTCAACAAAGTCTTCAAATTTAAAAACTTTCTTTAGATGCAATTCGTAATATTCATTATAACTTTGAACATATTCAAGCATCTGTTCCGCCTCAGCGACATCCATATCGGAAACGTCAATTGTTAATACTGCATCGAGTGGAACTTGAATTGGTATTACTTTTTTATCTGACGTTTCGTCATTGTTGTTAGTGTATGTAATGTTATTAATGTGGTTCGCTTTAAGCATAAATTTCCTACTATCGAGTTTTTGTTGCGCGAGCTTCTGTTTCAACTGCAGGTTCAACAGTCCCTTCTACAGTTTCTACTTCTTCAGCTTGCTCTGCTGATTCACTTTCCCAAGCTTGAACGTCACGAGCGATTTGGTTACCAAACTCACGCATAGCCGCGTCGCATTTAACCAATTCAATACGAAGGTCTTCGCTTTCGTTACGCCAGATATCATAAATCTCAACTTTGCGTTGAACTTGTTCTGGTAAATCTTGTACTTTGTATTCTTTATCTGCTACTGTTACAGTAGTAGTTGGTTCTAACTGTGCCATTGTATGGACTCCGTTTTTAGTTATTGTTTTTATTGTTTTGTTATTATACGTTAATTTATATATAAGTCAACGATTTTAATCGAAGAAACTCATTAAATTTCCACCACCGCTATCTTCTTGTTTGTCAGATTTTTTATTTAGTTGGAGAGGCTTTGGTTGTTTACTACGCGTTTCTTCAGAATCAGATATTCTCAATCCAATTGAATCCCAACATAAATCAACCATTTTGCCTACACCATCACTAGAACGTGTTTTAAGCATTTGGAACTTCATGATACCTTCTGCTCTCATCTGATCTGTCATAATGATAGAGATGTATACATCTGTTGTATTGATCTTACTAATACCACCAGCAATGTGACTGTGATTTAATTCTACTGCATCTACTGCACCACGGTTTTGCTGAGAAGCTGTAATAACGAACATGTTGTAATCTTCACCAAGATCACGTAATTGTTCTGCAGATGCTTTATCTTTTTCGAACGTTTCTAAGTGAACATTACCATTTGGTCCCATTAAATCGAGGTAATCCATAATGATTGCATCTGGTACATATTCCATGGTTAATTCAATTTCTTTTAATAATGCACGAACGTCATTGGCACACGTACCTGTAGACATACGTTTAATTAAAAGGTCACCATGTGATTCTTTCTGTTTCTCCATGATGTGCGCCACTTCTGTAGCTTTTGGTAGAATCTCAACTTGATTTACACCAGATATCATACCGTAGAAGCGCTTAGCAATTAACTCTTCACTTAATTCCAAACTTATGTATAAAACGTTCATTCCACGTTCCATTAAGTTTAGACCTAAATTAGCCATAGTAATAGATTTACCACCACCTGAATTGGCAGAAAATAGAATCATTTCTTTTCTGCGCATGCCGCCACCCAGATCGTGACTGGGAAAC